AAACTTGGCAAGACAAACATGTGAACAAATTGTTAACATTTCCCCAATCTGTTTATATTTTGTTCATAATTGCAAAACTGGCAACTATAACATTAAATTGTCTGACAATATAGCACAAAGTCCGACACTTATTCTGTTGACATCTTAGTTCAAATGAACTATGATTAAACCATCAAATAAATACAGCAACGGCCATAAGGCAGGAGGGTGAAACATGAAATATAATGAATATTACAATAAGGACACAATGAATCTCAAACAGCTTGCTAAAGATCTTGAAAAGCAAGGCTATATCTGTGAATTATCCGAAGATGGGGAATATCTGTCAGTATACTATCTTTGCTATTTATATTATGTCAAAATAACTTTGACAGGATTCAAAGATTGGTCTGTAGCTTACTATCACCCATTTAAAGGACTTGAAATCTACAAAGCCGCTACAAACTGGTCAGTAATCAAGCTACTCAGAAAGCTTTTAATAGATGCAAAATAAAACAATAGCCCAGCATACCGCTGGGCTATCATATTTTATATTTACATGGTAATAGAACCTCTATGAATCTGTACCTGTGTGACCTCTGTCAACGTCCGGTAGTTGTGCTTGTCATCAGAAACATCGTACAGGCTCAAATAAATATGCCGACCTCGGAAATTAAGCTGTGCGGGGATGTGATAAAAGTCACTGACTGACTTAATAATCACAGTCGTTGGATAACATGTATAGCCGTTGTGATCTCCGATAAAAGAAGTTGAAAAAATACGCCCCAATCGGTACTCAGTGCCATCACATGTAAGTGTTCCGCTGTTTGGGAAACAAACATAGTTACCCCAGATCAGAGTACTTGTATTCTCATTGTAGGAACTCACAAATGTCCAACTTGATCCCGGAGTAGGTGTAAAATCACCTGCTTCAAAGTTTGCGGTAACTTCATAAAATGATGGACTGCAAGCCCCTGTTTCAACAGCGGTAGCAAGATAGGTTGCAATCCTCTCCTGTCCGGCCGTGTTTGGATGGAAGCCATCAGAACCAAGGAACCCATCAGCATGGAGAATATAATCTGACCCTGTCAGATAGCGCCAATTCTTCCGCTGAGTATTATAAACAGATTTTGCAGTCTTGAGCCTATTCTGTACATTTGGGTCATCCGTCCGATCTACTGACCATGCTACCATAGCGGAAAAAACTTTTGCATTCGGAAATCTTACTTCTGCTGCTCCCATAAAAGCATTGATTGCATTTTCAATTTCTGAGTAGCTTCCAAACTCATTAAATCCACCTACTACAAGGATCTGTTTTACATCCGCAGAAGATGGTACAGCATTTAAAAGCATAAGAAATGAATTAGCAGCTGTTGAGAAAGACGCACCACCATTTGCGGAAATGGTTACGTTATCAAGCCCTGTGTACTTGATAAAGTTAGTAGTCCATGGTGTTATGCTGCCCTCCGGACTATAACCAACCGTATAGCTGTCTCCGATAATGATAGTTCTACCGGAGTGGTCAAAAAGTCCATCTCTTTTCTGTAACTTTGTAATCTCAGCTGTATTTGTTCCTACTTGCTCTTTTAATGGGTCAATCTGTTCGTTGATTACTTTTGTAGTGGCATCATTTACTACTTTTCCGATCTCCCCATCATCCAGACTTTTCTGGATAGCATCATCAATCATGGTCTGTGCTGTCTCTTTTATATGTGTCCATTCTTCATGATCCATGTCAGCCTGTTTGCCAACTTTAAGCAGCCAGTCCAGGTTCATATCTTGTGATCCGCTATGTGGGTATCTAAAAAACATTATTTCCTCCTTAATAAGTTAATAAAAGTAAGTCCTGTGCAAATAGCCCAGTACAGTAGTCAATAAAGCTTTGCTTTCTCAACTCAAGCTCCGACTGGATCATCTGCTGAGATGTAGTAACTCCAATGTTGCCATGAATACGCCCGATATGCTTATTCTGCCCTGTCTCTCGGCTTGTCTCACCCTTGCCGTACTCAAACGTATTTTTGTTTTCTCCGGAGCTTTGCACCGTTGTGCTACCACCGTACTCCGTTGTTGTTTTTTCGTTTGGGCTGTAGCTTGCATCATTAAAAGCACTGACCTCATTGATAGCTGTATCTGCCCCAGAGTTGGTCGTAGTGGTTCCCTGTCCTGCTTCTGTCCTGTTTACACCCTGTCCGGAACTTTGACTTGTTCGTGTCACGTCCGGGCTATCTGTCCATTCTTCATGGCGGTCATAATTTTCAATGGGCTCATAATTGGTCAATTCTAACACATTATAAACCTTGTCAATACTATTTTTCCACTTCCTGCTCCAGGCAGGAATAGCACTCTCATGCATGAAATCCCAGTCCGGGTATAACGGTTCACAATCCCCATAAGACAGAAGCAGACTGTCGATGAAGATCTGTCTGTCTGCCGATTCTGGAAATTCCATTTTATCAAATAAAGTTTCATTCCATTCATAAAGCCCTGCTATCGTAACCTTATAAAGTCCCATAACTTTTCACCTCCGCAGTTTCATAGCTTCTGATTTTGATTGACAGGCTCATCTCCGGATAAAGTCTATTTGTCATGTCAACTCCTGCTTGCATTGTTTCAAGCCAGGTAGTTAACCGTGTCACGGATTCTACATCATTTTTGCTTGTCTCAAGCACATTCAGACGTTCTTTTTTATCAGATCCAACAGACGGGATACCAACCTCTGTATCGAACTGATCCAGAAGTTTCTCGAATACCTCAATCAATTCTGGAGCTATGAAGTTCTGTTTCAAGTCTTTATTGAAACTCTCCCATGCATCCTGCTTGATTCCTTGTCTATCTTCTGTTTTTATTGATACATCAAAAGCTTCAACTGGATTACCGGCCTGTATGCTGTCATAGATTTTTTTCAGTGTCTGAGCTGCTGCTTTGTTTTTCGCAGCTATCAGAAAAGCAAGTTTTGAATTAAACACATTCATATCAAAAGCACTTGCTACCAATGCTAATTTATAACTATAAAATCCAATGATGTCCCCAATTCCGCAGAATGTAGGTCTGAGATAGATGACAGAACAGTCTTTTCCGATCTCCATATCTTCCATATCAATCACAGCGTTGCTTGCATACGTGTGTATGCTTGCTGTCGTTGGTTTAAAGTAAATATTGTAGCCTGTCAGCATTGGATATTGAGCAATCAGCCCATAAAGATCTGTCTTTGTGATGCAAATATAACCCCCAAATAGTAAGCAATATTTAAAGTAGTCAAGGTCAATGCTGCCATTATATGTTATATCTAGTATAGAACACACACGCTCATAAAGCATCCTGTCAAATGTATCAGTATATAAGCTGTTGACTTTGATTCCGGATGGTTGGAAATAATTTGTGCATATGTTGATCTTGTCAAAATTAACTGGTGTCCACATGTTTTCATCCCCTCCTTTATTCAAAATAAAAACCACTGTTTAAATAACTATTAACTTGCTCTTGATCCCCCTCAAATCCTGCAATCTGGATAGAAGCATCCCGGCACTTTAGAAACCCACTCAGTGCAGAAATGGTTCTTACAGTACCATCTACATAACCCTCACTTGCTCCATCTGGATCAAGACTTGTACAAGAATATGAATTGAACTCTAAAATCTGGTTATTTAGGATGTTCGATATATTTCCAATTGTTCCAAGCATTGAGACTTCTGGTGCTGTAATGCTTCTTCCTGCTTCTATTCCTGATGAGATACCTTGTGCAATGTTTCCTTGCAATCCAGCCCCAACAAGGCTCACAGCTGACGTAGTTAGTTGGGCTATGTTTGTGCTTGCATACCCTATTTGTACAGGAACTGACAACTGGAATTGATAAGTTGCAAAAACAACTTTCTTCGATTGCAAAAACACATTGCACAGTCCACTTGTGCTATCAAATTGATACAAAGCATTTACACTTTCATCTATTTTATAAGGGTTAAGGGCAACCACTCCAATAAAAGGAAGCTTAATAAAATAATTTGAAAATGAGGGGCTATAGTATCTGAAATCAGTGATAGCATAAAGTGGGTTATCAAAAGCAAAAGAATATGAAAAATTTACGACTGTATCTTCATCAATTCTTTTAGCCGTTATACCACTGTCCCAAAATCCTAGTTGTATTGCCTCAGCATTACTGTTTTTAAAGGCAGCTTCAACAAACGGAACCCATTTCAAATCAACAATATATTTAAAAGGCTCAAACATTAACTTTGTAATGGCATCCGTTATCACATCAGCAAAGTTTGATTCTGTATACATATAGTCGAGCAAGTCATTTAATTGGGTACCATTTATGTAGTATGATGCAACACCAGTTCTTGAAACTACTCGTATGATATATTGCTGCGCGTATGTAGATGACATTATTTTTTCTTTGTGACTTACATTTCTTGTGGTTAGCACCCAATCATTTGTTGGGATATACATGCTGTCGTTTGCAAGTGTAGTTTGCTTAGCAGATCGCTCAATGAAGCATGTATAGTTGCCAATCTCTGTTCGGTAAGTTGCTAACACATCCTCACTCGCTGAGATCTCAACCATGTCATTATTTAAAGATACTGTTGAGCCTATAAAATAGTAATGGTCAGCCCATTGTAAATAGTTGTATTGCAATGCACTATCTAATGATAATTTTAATTTAAACACTGGATTCTGAAAAGTGGTATTTGATTTTAAAAGGCAGGGAACGGTTGTCCCCTGTCCTGTTGGTCTTTTGGTACTGTTTTTTCGTTTGGAAAAATGAAATAAAATAATCTCTGTCATTTTAAGTAAACCTCACCCTTTGCTGTGATTGCACATATCCAACCAGATGGAATCCTAACCCACGCTGCTCCGGCATCATCCTTTTTTATATCTTTTACCGTGACTGTGGTTCCTTTTTTCAGGCACCCATCAGAATAAGCGTGTTTCATACCATCCCTTGTCAGCTGCGTATACTCTTTGATCTGACCCCACACACTGTATCGTACATGTAAGTGATCCACCATAGTAGTATAGGTTCTACCTATTTTATAAGATGGGCTTTTTTCATCCCATACTCTGCGGATGGAGGATAAGTCAGACCTACGACTTACAAGGCTTTTGACTACCCCAACACCGGGATTATCGACACCGTTTTTTCTGCTACCTCTACTTTCAATCATATATCCGTATCCTACGAAAATAGCACAATGATTTACCGGAGTACCGAAAAAAAGAAAATCACCTACTTTTTGCTCTCCAATCGGAACCCTTGTTCCAAGCTTTGAATAGCTTGATGCTGTCAGTCTTCTAACATTTGACCCTGCTTTTTTCTGGATCCAGTAAAGCAATCCAGAACAGTCAAGTCCTTGTGTGGGGGTTGAACCACCCCACACATATCTCACCCCAAGTAATTCCTTTGCATATTCAACAAGTTCGTTCGCTGTCATGTTTACACCTACTTTCCTAAGTGTTCAATCAAAGAGTTCATTTTTTCAACCGCAAGCGTGTTGTTTTTAATAACTTCTGATAGTGTATCAACTTCATTCTTGTGTTCTTCGTTGAGTTTATCAACTCTCTGATTGGTCTGATCATACATGTATTTAACAAAGTATGCTATCACACAACAGCATACGATCGGAAAAGCATAGTTGCCAAGAATTGTCAAAAATGTATCATCCATCATTGTTATGTTACCTCCCTTTTTTCAAAATAGTCGACATTTACAAATGGGCTTGTTTCTATCATAACCTGACCTGTGCTATTACCAATAACAGAAATAAAGAAACATGATGGGGCAGGATATCCGTATGGCGTTTCCGGAAAAGTAAAATCAACAAGCTCTGTTTTTGCCAATAAAACAATAGTATTATCATTTAACAGTAACCCAGTAGCAGAGTCGGGATCCCCATTATTTAAAATCACAATCCTTTTTATACCTACTGTATCATCCAATGGAAGCACAGTAGGCTCATTGACTGTTACGTCAAAATAAATCATTATACACCCTCCCCCAGCACGTAAAGAATCGCATTGTGCGTAAAGTTATTCCATGCATTAAAACGGTAATGATCATAGATGTTGTAGTAGCCACCTGCCGCATTGAATGGGGTAGCAGCTGAATACATCCACTGATTATTAACGCCCATCGCTCTACGATCGTAAAGCAAACCAAGTACATATGGCAGGCTTACAGCTGTAGTGGCTGTCTTTGAAACTCCGTCAGCATCAATGATGTTAGGTGTAATATTGATAGCTGGGCTGTCGAACTCCTGCCAGCCATTGACAAGCTCCATGTCAGCAATTTTCAAATATTTATCATTAAATACCTCCGGAAGTACCTGTGTTTCACTGTCAACCCAAAAATCAGTGTACATAAGCAATTTCTGATTCTCTGGTCTTGTGAATCGCAAGATGTTCTTTCCAGTCAGATTCATATGATACTTTGTGGTTCTGTCCTGCATCTTCTTTGAATCTTTCTTAACTCTTGATACTACAAAAGCCATGAAATCTTTATGATGTTCAGGGCTTAAAAGCTGCTTACGTGTGAGTTCTGTTCCATACTCTGTATTGTAAGCTTTTACAAGATCTACCTCATTTGTGCCCAGTGAAGAGATACCCGCCATAAAATTAAGCACTGTCAGTCTTCGTTTTGCTTCATTTCTGGATTCAATGTCGTTATAGTAAGCTGTCATGTAGGAGCTTACAAACATAAGAAACTCTGCTTCGTTGGAAAAAGCCAATGCCAGCTGATCCCTGAAACGTGTTATATGAGATTGCAAAACTTTTGAACCATAGAATTTCAACTCCACTGCTTTTGGAGCATTGATCTTGTACATGTCAACCGACTGACCATCAGCAAGCTGATTTTCATTCAAGTTTGTATTCCAATCCTGTGATGCTTCTGCATCGTTTGGCAAGGTGATAATCTCACGTGTGATAGCTCCCCATCGTTCATTATCCTCAATGATTGATCGGAACACCCCAGATCTGTATTTTTCCATTTCAAAATACGTTTTTCCACACCACTGACTGAGTGCTTTCAGTGTTGGCTCTACACCTGTCCGCAGCATGGTTTCACCAACTGCAACAAAAGAGCTTGTGTCTATCGCTTTAAGATTTTCACGACCGGTAGCCATTTTGTACAATTCATTAATGACAGGGTAGGCGTCTTGCACAACTAAACTGTTTGCCATTATTTACACCTCCTTAATTCATAAGCTTCATGAGATCTTCTGCCACATTCTCAGAAGTACGTGTGCTATTTACACTTTTTCCAGATGCTGACAGGTTCCCAGCCTGTAACGTAGCAGTCAACGTATTGATGGCTGTAAGCAGGGCTGTATTGGTTGCATCCTGTCCTGTCTGTGCTGTCAGATTCAGTGGAGTATTTGTAACCTGCTGCCCCAGATTCTGAATCTGTTCTGTAGCCTGTGGGCTTGTGATCTGATTAAGCCCAGTCATGTTCTGAGCGTTCAGAATGCCAATGATCTCATTTTTTGAGAATCCAAGTTTACCAAGTTCTAAAATCTGATCTACTTTCATTTTATCTCTCCTTTTCTGCCAGAAGCAATAATTAAATAGGTCAGCGCTTACGGGTAATCATCCCTAAGCATCCGCTTCCGGCGGTTGATTTAGCTACGCTGACCTAGTTAAAATATAAAACTATTTGAATAAATTGTCAATATAGAATTTTACAGAAATATTTTGATAGCTGGTTCTATTTGTCAGACGATAGCTGTCAATCCAACTGTAAAAACATCTGAATTGGTCTTTTCCATGCTGTGTGTCCTCAAACACGTCTTTGCATGAACCAGAGATATGATCTGACACATACAAGTGTGCTTTTGATTTATGCTCATAAATAGCTACTTTTCCGATCACACAAATAAGTTTATATTGCCGGATGTCCTCTGATCGGATAGCGGAAACGTCATCATATGCAAATTCATTCGATAAAGCCATCTTTGCGAAGTCAGTATCGCCCGATAATGCACGATACAAAGCAGTATATTTCTTCTTTTCTGAAATCGGGGAATCATTAATCAGAACTAAGATGATTCCTCTCTCTCTCAGCATGGAAAACTCTTGCTTGTTCTTTTTCATTCGCTCCAAAACTGGAAGCAAATCAAAAGCCTGTACAATCGGGTTGTTCAGTGTGTTCGAATTGGAAGCAAGCCACCACCGGAACGGCTTCTTTCCCTGCAACTCCCTGTTTGCCGATATGGTCTCAACAGCATTCAGAAAAGCATCATCCTCCCCACTGATTGACTTAGCGATCTTCTCCGGGATGAACTCATCATAAATCCCCTCAGAGAAATCAGATCCAGAGAATCCACGGTTGTTATGCATGGATGTAAGGCAAAACGCTTCACCCCTATAAACTTGTTCATCTTCTGTTTGCTCCATGATCTTGATACGTCCGTATTCACCTCTGGTTTTTTCAAAATGAAAAAACTTGTTCATATCTTTATTGATATCCAGCCACGGATCAAACTCCGGAAAAAATACTTTTGTCAGCTGCTCTTTTGTACGTCTCATGTAGATGATCTTCTCATTTTTGGGAAAGACATCATTAATGAAGTGCTGAAAAATGCCATATGTTTTTCCAGTTCTACGTGCTCCAATTATGAAAATGAAGTTAATCTTATTTTTATCAGCAAGCTGGACAATCCTTGGAACGTCCAGCCAGCCATTTCTATCGTAGATGTTCATTTAGCAAAATTTACCTCCGGAGGATGCAGACTGCGAAGTCTGAAAGCATTCATTGTACTTTTTTATGCAAGCATCCTGCAATTGCTTTGTCCATTTTTTGTCCAGGGTGTATATAACATTGTGATAATCACCATCACTTCCTTTTTTACTTGGAAATGACAGAAAAATCCCATTTTCCCCTTCTACCAATGTTAGTCCTTTGATTACAAGTGTATTATCCAGCGTCAGATCAACAAAAGCTTTTGTTCTTGAGTTTCCATTATAAGGTATGCATGTAATTTTTACATTTGATTTTAACATGATTTTTTCTCTCCTTTTTAATCAAATAATTCAATTTTAGGGTTTTTTATAGACCAGTAGGCAGGATAGCCTTTTGTCACGATTCCACATTTTACATGTGATTGAAATGGACAGGATTTACATAGTTCATTTTGTTTGCACACCTCAGAAATAATTCTAAGTGCTTTATATGCGTCATCCATAGATACGTTCATCTTGTTACCTCCCTTACGTCAATTCTAATGGTTTTTCCCACCTTGTAAGCTACGATACTAATTTCATCATCCTCGTAGGTTACTTTTCGCAAGCTGCTTGTTCGCAATGTTTCATAAATTTCTGACATGTCAATCATTTTCTCACCTCCTTAATGTCTTAATGAATCCATCCACTCATTCAAACGAAACATGTCATCTTCCCATGTTTCTGGTTCACATACTAGATCTTCTAAATAGGAAAACATTACTTTTGCTACATAGATTTTCAAGTCATATAAATTATTAAATCCTTTCTTAAAATCTTCATTTGCTGAGTTTATTAATTTTTCAATTTTCTTTTTAATCTCAGCCACTTCAACAACTTTTTTCATGATTTACCCCCCTTTAATCCGCTAACAGTAACCATACTTGACAGCTTGCAAACATGCAAGCAAAAGTAACACAAGTCCAGAAAAGCGTTTCAATATCTTCTTTATTTTCTTTCCAGAATTTTTTCATGGTTTTTTCACCTCCTGTCTATATTGTAACTTATTTATGTTACAAAACTATTACAGATTTATAACATTTATTCTAACTATATATGGTGTCTTCCATCTCAAAAGGCAGCGGTAATCCTGTTTCTTTATCATAAAGAATCGTGTGATCCAGCTCATATTCTGTATCACTCAAGCGGATAGCACAGCCATATTCAATCCTGCATCCATCTATAACAAGTTCATTAATTCCATGATTGAATAGATACTCTGTTTTCATCTTCCATTTTGGATCCTGCCAATCATTCATCCTGCGGTAGTTCCTGCGGAACGTCAAGTCATTTTTGAAAATAAATCCTTTTCTAAAATTGGTTATATCATCGTTAAGACAATAAATCCCCTCTTTTGGAACTCCAGCGACTGTCAGATGCAAGCTTGCATCTGACAGTCGGTAGCAATACCGCTTGCTACCCATGGTGATAAACTCAGAATAGATTCCGTCAAACTCAGCAATTCCCAACCGGAAAGTTTTTTCATTATAATCAACTACTCCAATGTTTCTCTCTTGCGACATATTGATGATGGACTGATTAAACTCATCCAGTTTATCATGATCCCAGTCTGTACCTTTGACAGAATCCGTGTCAGAATATAACCACCTCCGGCAGCAGGAACCCAGCCGGAACAAATAATCTTGTGCATACGCTGTGATCCATACGCCCCACTGGTAGGGCATAAAGCTGTTCTTGTTCCGATAGAACTTTTCAAGCTCTTTTTCCCTGTCCTCTGGTTCTTTTGCTTCCCATTCTCCAGACTCCATAAGCTCTGTGCATAAGATCTGAATGATTCTCTGAACCGTCATGCCGTACATTCCATTTAATTCACCTTTTGAGATCATGTAGTTTGCTTCATCCAAATCTTTAAGGGTACATTTTTTAAAAAACAATTCCATCAAATAGTCTGTGAACCATGCCGGCAAGTAGTCTTTTGTAGCTCTCATGACTTTTGATACATCAGCCCATTCATAATCATAACTTGACAGAATGACCTCTAAATCTGGATCAGTAAACGGATAGATGACAAGATCAGCATTAACGATCTTTCCATTATCCAAATTGTCATGAAACTGTTCTTTTTTGCTTTTGGCTTCAGGAAAAATGCAAACTTTTGCTTTTGAAAAAGCCAGCGGGGGCATAGGGCAGTCTTTTTTCAGTCTCAGATTTTTTAATCTTATATAGCCGGAAAAAGCATACTCTTCCTTAAGCTCCATGATGTCTTTTAATGTGATACTGTTAGTATAACAAAAACTAGTCATTGGAAACTTACAATAGCACATCCAAGCAATGTATGAGCTTACAAAATCATAGCACTCAACAGGGTCTTTTATCAATTGGTTGATGTAATACCTGTTTGCATGAGTATAGCCACCATGATAGCAGTCAAGCATCTGGTCATACTGTTCTAACGTCAGAGCCATTTGCTCAAATTGCTTCCTCCATTTCTTGTCTTTTCTTGCTCTCCTACGGGCGTTCGTCCGGATAAACCCTGTATTTGTCAACGGACAATTTGCCACGTTGAATCCTCTCTGATATATGTATTTGCGCAATGCCTTACATAGACTGATTGTATCTGTGCAAACGTATGCTATTTCTTTTGCTGTACGTGGACTTGCTGGCGTTCGAAACTTCTTATAGTCCCATGTTCCGACAGCTTTTTCAGTCGTTCCCATGTCTTTGCATAGTTTCTCTAATGATCGCTGTGTCAAGATGAGACTATCACGGAACTCAATGCCTTGGCCTGTCCATTTCATGAAGATATACTTATGAGTTTTAGCAGCTAATGACTTATCTGGTTTCCCCCATTTTTGGAAAAAATGATTTCGGAGAAACACATAGTCATAAGGGAAGTTATGCACATAAAATCTCACAAGGTGGCTATCGTCAGCATGTAAAGTTGTACAGATCCTGTCTATGGTATCAATCAGATCAGAAACATGATTGCCATAAATACAGCAGTCATCCTCTATCGTGATTGTCCAATCCGTGACAAAGCCAATGTTTTTGTTAAGATAGACAAAAGTTTCCGTATCAACAGTTATTATTTTTTCATAGACACCTAGATAATGACCTGCGTTGGATCTCCGGATAAAATCACCATTGAACAGTCGCATATAATCATAGTTTTTGAAATAAATAACCGGATATCCTGCGACTACCATTACTTTACCCCCTGCTATGGCCTATACTTCAAAGCTTCTGCTTCGCCAGAGAACCCAAGCCGTTTAGCTATGACATCAGCCATTTCTTCGTCTGTACGCTCACGGAATTGCTCTAAGTCCTCTATTATCTTTTTTACGGTAGAACTATCAAGTTTATGGCTGATGATTCGCATAGTCTGTTT